ATTAAAGAAATTTATAAAAAAATAGATGTATCTGCAATTATAGAATATCAAATTATTAAAACAAATTTAAATAATATTATTGAAAAATTTAAATCTGAAATAAATAATAAATTAGAAGAATTAGATAGTAAAATAAATAAATTAGATGAAAATAATAAAAAAACAATTAAATTAATTAAAAATTTACATAATATTAAATCATTAGATGAAATAAAAATTAATACAAAAAAATAATATTATTATTTATTCAACTAAAGAACTAAATGAGACTAATTTATTATTTTGCATATTTTCTTTTCTAGAAGGCATAAATCGTGACATTCGTCTATTAGTAATACTTTCATATAAATCGGCATGTTCGGTTTCAGTTTGTGAAATTTTTTTTGCTTTTTCATCTTTATTAACCTTTTCTTTATTCATACCATTTAAAACATATTCTAAATTTTTATCATTATTGCATTTCTTAATTTTATAAGTATGATCTACCATTTTTATATTATATTTATATAAATATTATATAAAAAAAAATATATAATTATTAATTATTTATTAATTTTAATTAAAATAACTATAATAATAATCTAAATATATTAAATTATTTAAATAATCATATAAAATATCATAATTTTCAGATACATTTAAATTAATTTTTTTTTCTTTTAAATCAACTAAAATAATAATAACTAATTTATTTAATTTAGAATAGTCAATATTACCATCAATTGGAATAGGAATAGTATCTAATACTAATTCATTTTTAAAAATTTTATCAATATTAATTATGGATTTCATAAAAATGTTATAATTTTTAATAATATATTTTGTTAAGAATTTCATAAAATGTTCATAAATTACCATAGTTTCTTTTAATTGTGGAAATAAAGTGATAAATAAATTTGCATCTTTTTTTAATAAAAATACTCTTAAACAAATTAAATGTAACATACTATAATAATTTTTATTAATTACAATACTATTTTGCGTATCTAGAATATTATAAAAATGTAATTTTTTTGTAAAGTTATGATTATAAATAAAATTACGAATTTTAGATAGTAAATTACTTTCTAATAAAATATTAGAATAATTTTTAGTTACTGCAAAATTCTTAGATCTTAAAATAAATCCAAAAACTGGTTTATAATTTTCTAATTTACTTTCTTTTTTAAATCTATTAATTTCATTATTTAACATTAAATATAAATTTTGTAAATTTTTATAATTATTAATATCATATTTTTCAGTCATTTCAAACCCTAAATCTTCATTTTCATTAATTTTAAGTTTTTTATTATTATTAAATTCATTCATATCTACAGATTGAATCAAAATAATTTTATTAGGGTTTTCATTTTGATTTTCAATAAAAGGATGATATTTATGATATTTTAAACATAAAGTATAACATTTATTTGTATCTAATTTTGAAATATGAAAATTTGGATAATTATTTAATAATTCATTAAATACATCTAAATACGTTTTATTATCTGTATAAATTAAATTATTAGCATCATATGCTTTATTAGTTGAAATTCTCCAACAATCTTTATAATAATATAAATTAATAATTGTTCCATCATATACTTTACATAATTTATAATTATTTTGATTATAATAGTTAATAATTTCTGATTTAATTAATTTTTGTGAATTAAATAATTCTGTTGGAATTACTAATAATTTCCATGAATTATTTACTTTATTATAATCTGCAATTAAACCATTACATTCAAATGACATTGGATTATTAAAATCAGATTTAAATCTATTAGCAATAAACATTACTCTATTAGAATTATCTTCTGAATTTTCAACAACTGTTTTAATATAATTTTTATATACATATGATCTAATATAATTAATATCTTTATTAGATTTTTCTAATAAATATTTATATGTATTCATTATATTTTCTGTTTGAATGTTTGGTTAATCTTACTTATTTTATAAAATAATAATTAAATTATATCTAAATTAAAATTCATTATTCAATTTTAAATTAATGACGTTTCATAATTAAATTACCTAAATCATTAATATTATCATCATCATTCATATCAGTTTCATATTCTTTATTATTAAACATGTATTTATGGCCAAATTTACCTGTTTTTCTATCCTTTTCACCGGATGATTTAAATTCAGTATCATTTTCAAATATTTCTGGATTTAGAGTATCGTTTGATTGATTATTTGGTTTTCTATGTTGACTATTTTTTTCATTATCGTAACTATGTAATTGAATTTCTTTAGTATTTTTTGTATTATCATAATTAATATTATTATAATATTCTGGTAATTTATTACTATATTTATATACTTCATAAATATTATTATGCTGATTTAATTGATTTTTATTTAATAATACATTATCATATATAAATTTAGATTGTAATGTATCACCTTTAGTTGATTTACCAGTTATATTAGATACTTCTTTATTATTACCCTTTTCTAAAATATTATTTTTTTGAGATAATAATGATTGATATAATAAATCTAAAAATAAATCTTTTTTCTCTTTTTGTGTATAATTAGCCATTTCTTTATTATTTCCCTTTTCTAACATTTTTTTATCTAATGTAAAATCAGCAATCAAATTTCGAATATCATATTTATTATCATTAATTTTAAATAATTTTGTTAATTCTTCATTAATTGTTAATCGCTTATCAGTTAAATCAGTTGTTAATAATTCATTATTTTTCATATGTTCAGGACTTTTATTAATAGTTCTTTGATGTAATTCTTTAGATATTTTAAATTTTGAATCATATTTATCATTTTCAAATCCTTCTTTTTTTTTATTTTCAATATTTTTATTTAAAATTAATAGTTGATTCATTAATTGTAATTCTTTATCGCTATTGTCAATTACTTTATTATCCTTTAATTGTTGATTTTTATTTTTTACAATATCTATATCATTTAAATTTTTACTTTTTAATAATTTAGAATATTGTGCTATTTTTACCTTATGATCTGGAACTGGTAACCATCCAACTGGTAATGAATTTAAAGATAAAGTTGCTACGTAATCTCGTCTTTTTTTAATATCATCTACATCACTTAAATTTGCAACTGTACCATCTAATTCATGATGCAAAACTTTTGAATTTTTTATATCTATTTGATTAAAACTATTAGTCCAAGCATCATTAGATTCTTCAAAATTTTTATATCTTTCTTTAAACCCTTGATATGTAATTTTTTTATTTTTTTGCATTTTAGATTCTGATATTCCAGCAGTTGGAATAGAATTATCAGAATCATCTTTAAAAGAATATTTATGATTATCTTTTCTATGCCATATTTGTTTTTGATAATTTCCCATTAAAGGATCTTGATGAATAGATCGTGGATCCTTATCAGTAAACCCTAAAAATAAATCACTTTGAAATGGCTCAGTATCATTTCTTCTGCCATAATAATGAGTATTTAATTTACCAACTGAATCTGTATTTGTTCTTTTTTTTTCAAATTCAAAAGTAGCTAGTTCTGGGCTAAAATCTTTTAAAGTATTTCTAAAATGGTCATCTAAATTATTACTAATATCAATAATAGGAGTTATTTCATATTTTTTAATTAACTTATTATCATCTATATATTTATAATTTTCTAACTTAGACATATTTTATTTTTTATATATATTTTATTATTTATATTATAATATAATTATAAATAATTTATCAAAAAAAAATAATATCATTATGGATAACAATTTAAATGAAAATTTAGTAAATTCATCAGACGAATCAGATTGTTCAAATTATTCCGATAAAACTCATTATTCTATAAATAAAACAAATAAAAAGAAAAAAACAAAAACAAAAACAAAAATATATATAGAACTTAATTATGGATTTATGAAATCAAAAGCACATAATTTAAAAAATAGACATATATCACAATATGTAAATATTTATAATGCAAAAAATGATCATTATTTTAGTCCTGAAAAATTTAGAGTATCTTATGATGGCTTTAGATATTTACCGAATAGTAATGTTTATCAAGATAATAATAATTAAAATTGAATTTATATTATTTTTTTAAATTATAATAATATATTATCTATTTAATAATGTCATTTAAAAATTTAATTCAAGATAAATATTTTAATAATGAAAATAATGAAAATAATGAAAATAATGAAAATAATGAAAATAATGAAAATAATGAAAATAATGAAAATTTAGATAAATATGAGATAAATTCATATTTATCTGATAATTCATATAGCAATTATGATTGGTCAGATCATTCTAATAGAAATTCTGATAGTTCTGATTCTTCTAATGTATATTCATATAAATCAGATTCAGATTCTAATATTAATAAAAAATCTAATAGATCTGAATCTAATAGTTCAGAATCTATTTATCCAAAATCTGATAGTTCTGATTCTATTAATTATGATTCTGATTCTATTAATTATGATTCTGATTCTATTAATTATGATTCTGAATCAAAATCTAATAATAATTTAATTAATTCAGAATATAACCATATTCTTTATAATGAACATACTCCAAAGTTATGTATAATTACTAAATTATATCGTTCTATAAAAAATAAATTAAAAAAAAATAAAAAAATTAAAGGTAATAATAATACTAATCCAGATATTCATTATGAATATACAATTAATGAATTAGTTTCTGAAGTTAAATAATTTATCTTTTATCTTCATTTAATTTAAATTGAATAAAATTATATAATTTCATATTAATTTCATAAGATAAATTATCTAAATTTATACGAATTCCATCATTGTTTTGAATTATATTTTTTTGTTCTATATGTTCATTTTGTAAAAAATTTAAAATAGATATTAAATTTTCTCTATCAAATTCAGAACATGTTTTAATAATATTTTGTTTAATTGTTGTAATTTCATTCATATTTTACTATTATATATTATTTTTTATATTTAATATATAATTCAAATAAATTCATATTTTTATCAATTAATTCTTTAGAATTATATTCTTCAGATAAATCATTTACTAATTTTAAATATAAATAATATTTTTTAAATAAATTATATAAAATATTAAAAGAACTATCTTCTAAATAATTTTTAGCATCGTTATTTATACTAATTAATTTTTCTGATAAATTAATTTCTTGATTAAAATAAATAATACTATCTTCATATTTATAAGATAATAATTCTATTGTTTTATCTTTTTTAATATTTTCATCTGATTTATTATTTTTATAAGGATATAATAAATTATTAAAATAATTCCAATTATTATTTTTTATTTCTAATATTTTTTTCTTTCGTTCTTCTTCAATATTAATATAAATAATAATACTATCATTTAATTGATTTTTTTCATCATCTGTAATTTTATTTATTTTATAATAGATTACAGATTGATTAATTATTGGAATAAATGGATATGAATTAATAGTTATTTTATTAGATCCAGTTGTGAATTTTGCTTTACCAACAATAATAGGAATTTTAGATCCTTTTTTTAAAAATGATATATCCTTATTATTTTTAATCATAGCTACTATATAATTATTTTTAGCAATAATATTATTATTTATATTTTCATGTATTTCCATATTTAAAATAACCTCATTTTGAGAATAAATAATACATTCAGCTTCAAATTGAATATATACTATAAAATCACAATTTAAATTATTTTGGTTAGATTCTATTAAAGATCTATTTAATATTTTATTAATTTTGATAATATAACTTTCTAAATAACATTTATTTAAATATTTTTGTTCAATTAAATTTAGTATTTGACTTTCAATATTATTTGAAAAAATAATATTTATATTGTCAATATTTAGAATTATGTCAAATATTTTAGTAATTTGCATATTTAATATAATTATAATAATATATAAATTTCAATTTTAAATTATATTTAATTTAATATAATAATATTTAATAATGGATAATACAGAATATAATTATCTAAGACACAATTATACAGATGAAGAATTAAAAAAAATTAAAGAATTTAATGATCTACATATTAGTAAAGCACAAAGTTTATTAAAATATAATCGAAATAAAATTTTAAATGATAAAGATTATGCTAATTTATCTGATCAAGACCGTTTAAAAACTATTCAACAAAATGAAGAATATAAAAACTTTTGTAGAGAATTTCCAATTGTTAGTAAATATATTGTGGTATTAGGATTATTTAGTAGTAAAGCTTTTAATAAATATTTAGATTGGAAATCTAATGTTAGACCATCTGATTATATTAGAAGTAAAATGATTAATAATCCAAGAGAACAAGAATTATGGAAAAATAAATATGTATATGGAATTTATGTAAAATATTTATATCAAGAAAAAAATCAACATAGTAATTTATCTGATATAAATAAAGCATATTTATTAACCGTAGAAGCTCTTAATCAAGAAACTACTGAATTTTTTAATATGTATGAAAAAGAGTTAAAAAATATTGAAGAAACAAAATTACAATATAATGAAAAACGAAAAGAACAAATTAAAAAACAATTAAAATTAAAATTAGATAAACAAGATATATAACAAATAAAAAATGTATATTCATTTTTTTTATATTGAATCTAAAGAATATAAAATTAATTATATTTCAGTAATTAAACATGATAATTTAAATTTAGATAATAATATAATTAATAAATTTATATATCGTAATATATATTTAAATAATAATGATGATGATAATATCAATTATAATAATATTAATTATATATCATTATTTTATATTAAAAAGGGATTAGTTGTTGAAAATAAACAAGATCTATGGAATCAATTAATTAAATTATATATGGAAAATATTAAATTAATTAATTTAATTGATAATAATTATATTAAAAAAATACAACAAAGTAATATCTTATTATTTAATATAGACACATATAAAGATAATTTATCTAATTTTATTATTAATAATTGTTATGAATAATAAATTTAATTAATATTTTTTTTTATTTATAATAATATATACTCTTATCTTTATTTAAACAAATCACACAGCAATCAATGTATTTTTTAGGATTTTTTATTAATTTACTTCTATTATTTAATGTACCTTTAATTAATTCACTTAATTTATGTAATTATATATCACAAACAAAATATAATAATTTAAAAAATAATCATCCAGAACTTAGTCATGAATTTAATATTTTATCAAATATACCATTACCCATATGGTATACAGATAGAGATCCAAATTCTTTAACAAATGTAAAAAATAGTTTAGAAAATTGTAATGATTTAATAAATATAGTTATTATTTATGGATTACCAAATAAAGATTGTGAAGCTGGTCAATCATCAGGAGGATCTAATAAAAATTCTAATGATTATAATAAATTTTTAAATGATTTACATTCAGTAGTTCAAAATAAAGAAATTATTTATATTATAGAACCTGATTCATTAAACTTTTTATTACCTAATAAATGTGGATTATTACCAGAAAATAATTATAAAGCTAATTTAATAAAAGCTATTGAGATTTTATCTCAAAATAATAATGCAAAAATTTATTTAGATATTGGATATTGGAATGTAATATATTCAGATGAAAAAATTTATGATATTTTAAATATTGTGAATGAATTAGATCCTAATCAAAAATCTAAAGGATTTTCATTAAATTTATCAAATTATAGAAAAACAGATGAAATGATTAATGCTTGTGATAGAATGCGTAAATTAAGTAATAAAAATTATCATTGTATTATAGATACTTCAAGAAATTATAATGGTCCAAGTATAGATAATCAATGGTGTAATTTAATATCAGCAGGCATTGGAAAATTACCAACTACAAATACTAATCAAGATTTTATTGATTATTTATTATGGTTAAAACCTCAAACTGAATTAGATGGAAATTGTTTAGGATTTAGTAATTCATATCAAACTCAAAAAAATGCAGGAGATTTTGATTTAGAATATTTTAAAATGTTATGGAATCAAGGGATTTTTCATAATGAGTTAAATCAATGTAAATAAAAAAAATAAAACAATTAATTAAAATTTTTAATATAATTTATTAATAATTTTTCATTATTATTTTTAATATTTTTTTGAATTTGTTTATGTTCATATTCAATATTATTTAATAATATATTATATTGTCTTTCTATATCAATTAACATATTATAATTAATTTCTAATTGTTCTTTAGTTATTTTATTATTTTTATATTCATCTAATAATTTTATTTGTAATTCTTTTTTTTGTTTATCATATTCATTATTAGAATAAATTAAAATTGGATGAATATTATGAAATCGTAAAAAATATTCATTTTCATCATAGTTTTCATGAGTAGAAAATGTCATTTTATTCAATATTGTATTATATAAATATAAAATAAATATTTCAATTTTTTTTAGAACTCAAATGATAATAACATAGTATAATTACTATTTGCCGATATATGACGCCCAGATAATAATCTAAGATAAAAATTTACTAAATTTGGATTATCTTTAGTAAATGTTTTATATTTATATCCTAAACTAAATGGAGAATTTGAAATATCAACATTGTAAAATATTGAATTTGCAGGTTCAAAATGGCTTACTTTCTGTAAAGGTATTGCAAATAAAGCATTATTATTTTTTACATTATCTCCATTACCTATACCAATAATATTTAAATCAGATGCTCCTGTATTAATACTTGAACATACTAATAAATAATCATCTGCAAATACATTTTCAAATGTTTGTGATTCATAATCTGATACTATAGAAACAACATTTAAATATGATTTTTTTTTAAATCCTAAAATAGTATGTAATGAACCAGAACTATTACCACTATTTGGAATTTTCATATTTTCAAAATCAAATCCAAATCCGAATGTTGCACCTGTATAATTTGTAATAATAACTTTATTGCTATTATAATCAATTTCTAATACAAAATCAGCTTCCGGATAAAAAGAAGTTTTATATTGGTTCATTTGTATTTCTATTAATTTTAATACTTCACCAATATTATTATATTGTTTTAATCCAAGTGTTGAATTTAAACTAATTGTTAAATCATTAGCATTAGTTGCATTTGGAATATATTGACCATTTGAATCAAATAAAGCCATTTTACAATTTACATCATTATAATTTGGAAAGACTGCTGGTATTGTAGATCCTGATTCATTATAAATATCTATATAATGATAAGAACTAATGCTTTGAGTTGAAATACCATCTACTTTAGTAACATTTTCATATACACCATGTCCAAATCCAATTAAAGGTCCTATTGAATCTTTATGATTAAATGACATTGTACAAGGATTAGTTGTAGATATACTAAATGACGAAGTTGCTGATTCTCTTTCTATTTTAAATGTAGTTAAAACATGTTCAATAGATGATTCAGAAACATTAAAAACTAAATCCATTGGTTGTAACGAGTCCTGATTTTCCCAAATTATACTATCTAATGAAATCATTACTCTATTACCTTCACCTGTTTTTGCAACAGCTACAACATAATTACTAGAATATGTCACTGATGACCATTCATAATTTTCTGAACTTGTTCTAATAGTCCAATTAATACCATTTTGTGAAGTCATAACTCTATTATTATTACCTGTACTAGATACCGCAATAAATCGATTAATATATGTTGACCAACAAATTGATGTCCAATTATTATCTACTGGGCTAACCTGAGTAGTCCAATTAATACCATCAGGTGAAGTCATAATTCTATTATTATTACCAGAACTTGCAACTGCTACAAATAAATTTAAATTAGATGACCAACATACAGATGTCCAATTATTATTAACGGATGCATTTTGTAAACTCCAATTTATACCATCATAAGATATCATTACTCGATTTGTTCCAGAACTAGCTACAGCTACAAAAATTTCTTTTTCTGTTATTAATCCTACATCAATTCTTCCACAACAAATTGATGTCCAATTATTGTCAGCTGGGCTAACTCGTGATATCCAATTTATACCATTATTAGTAGTCATAATTCTATTATTATTACCAGAATTAGATACAGCTACGCCTAAATTTAAATCATCAGACCAAGAAATAGAAGTCCAATTATTATTACTAGCTGCTGTTTGTACTAACCATGTTAATCCATCAATAGATGTAATAACACGATCTAAATTACCACTATTAGCAACTGCAATATATTTTCCAATACTACCAGCCCAACATATTGCTGACCAATTATTAAATAATTCTAATTTTGACGCAACCCATATTTTTCCATCAATTGAAGTCATAATTCTAGAATTAATAACATAACCTGCATCATCACTTTTATATGTAATATTTCCAGAACTAGCGACCGCTACAAATAAATTTAAAGTATTAGACCAACAAATTGATTGCCAATTATAATTACTGGCATCTGATGATAAAGTCCAATTTATACTATCTAAAGATTTCATAACTCGATTTGATGTACCAGATGCAGATAATGCTATAATTTCACTATTAGAGCATGCTAATGTCATCCATTTAGTATCAATGGGACTAATTTGAATATTCCATTCCAACCCATTATTTGATGTCATAATTTGATTATTATCTCCAGAACTTGCAACTGCTATAAATAAATTTAAATAATTACACCATATTACTGAATTCCATTCATTACTACCAGCTGATTGTTTAGCCATCCAATTAATACCATCATTTGAAATCATAACTCTATTAGTATCTCCATCATTAGCTACAGCTACTAATGTAGCTGAAACTGCTGAACTAGTAACCGAAACCCAGTTATTATTATTTGGACTAGTTCTTATTGTCCAGTTAATACCATCAGGTGATGTCATAATTCTATCAAATAATCCAGAACTTGCTACTGCAATAAATAAATTTAAAGTATTTGACCAACAAACTGATGTCCAATTATTACCATTAGCACTTCTTCTTATTGTCCAATTTGATCCATCGGAAGATGTCATAACTCTATTAGTATCTCCAGTACTAGAAACTGCTACAAATAAATTTAATGTACTTGACCAACATACGGATTCCCAATCATTATCATTTGGTGCTAACTTAACTGTCCAATTATCACCATCTGACGAAACCATAATTCGATTTAAATAACCTGATTTACTAACAGCTACAAATATATTTAATTCGGGTGACCAACAAATTGAACTCCATTTATTGCCAGGAACCTGTTTAGAATATTTCCAATTAATAGTATCAGGTGAAAACATTACCCTATTACCATCACCAGATATAGTTACAGCTACATATAAATTTAAATAACTAGACCATACTATAGATTGCCATTTAGATCCATTATATATAGTTTGATTATCTATGTTATCTAATTCTCTAGGATTATTTAGAGCATATTGTAAAGCAACGGATAATTTATAATCTGTTTTAATATTTTCATCATATTCAACTACTATTATATAAGAATCATTTTTATATTGTATTAATAAAGTATTATTAGTATTGCCAAAAACTGACACTTCTGCATTTAAATCAAAGTGAGCTAATTCAATAGTACGTGGTTGTTTAAAAAACAGATTTATTGGAAAATTCATAAAAATATCATTACTAATATTATATACATTACTTTTATTACAATTCGATATTAAAATATTTTGTCTTACCATATTTATTAAATACTATTATATTTATTTTAATATTTTTTATTATATATTTATATATATAAATATAAATATAAATTAAAAAATGACTATTATTAACCAACTTACTAGTTTTAAATTATCAGGTATTACATTTAGTGGTACATCTCAACAGTTAAATTATACTGCTGGTGTAACTACTGGATCAGTAGTTGCTAATAAAGCATTAGTTGTTGATACAAATAAAGATTTAATAGGTTCTGACAATACTACCCGAATACGTAATTTAACATTATCTGGAGCCTTAAATGCTATTAGTTATACAGGTACTTTATTAACATCTAGTCAACCAAATATTACATCTCTAGGCACTTTATCAAATTTAATAATATCTAATGATTTATCATTACCAGGACATAATGGTATAGATAAAGGTTTAAAATTAAGTGGAAATTTAGTATTAGCTAGTGCTCATCAATTAAATTATACTGTAGTTACTCCAGGTACTGCTGAAGGTAATAAAGCATTAGTATTAGACGGATCTCGTATTATAAATAATATTCATGCAATTACTAGTCAACATCTATATACAACTAATTTATATATTGATAATGTAGAAGTTACTGCATCAGCAAGTGATTTAAATTATTTAGATTTAATATCTATTGGTCAAGGACAAGCTAGTAAAGCTTTAGTATTAGATTCAAATAGAGATATTAATAATATTAATAATTTAACAACTACTACATTAACTGCAACTAATTTAAATGTTACAAATTTATCAGGTACAATACAAACAGCAAGTCAACCAAATATTACATCTTTAGGTACTCTTACTAGTTTAACTTTATCTGGATCAATAACTGGAGTAACTAATCTTAGTACTAATCAAATAACATTAAATGGTACATTAATTACACCAACCCCTTCTGAATTAAATACATTATCTGGATTAACTAGCACTACTGCTGAATTAAATTATTTAGATATAAATGCACCAGGTACAGTAGATGCTAATAAAGCATTAGTAGTAGATAATAATAGAAATTTAACAGATTTAAATCAATTAACATTAAATGGATCAAGTGACGTAATTACTATGACTAATAGTTCATCAGGATCAAGAACAAATTTAAGATTTATTAATGATATTAAAAGTTGGGAATTAGGATCTAGAGGTAGTACAAATACTAACGCAAATAGTTTTTATTTATATGATAATCAAACATCACTTTATCGTTTAATAGTTAATAGTACGGGTAGTGTAAATATAGTTAGTCATAATGGATCAACTACTGGATTACAATTAAATGGCACTTTAGTTACTGCAACAGCTTCCGAATTAAATAGATTATCTGGTATAACTAGTACTACTGCAGAATTAAATTATTTAGATATCACTACTGAAGGTCAAGGTCAAGCAAGTAAAGCATTAATCGTAGATTCAAATAGAAATATTAATAATATTAATATTTTAGGATCTGTTCAAAGTACTATTAATAGTACTTCAGTAACTACTATTAATAATTCAACAGTAACTAGTAATTATGATTTATATTTAAGAAGATACGCCACAGTTAATGGAAATAGTCATGGTATTGCATTTGCTCATACTACTAATGATCCAGCTACTTTTGCTCCAGGTGCTTCTATATTATATACTCGAGTTGATTCAGGTAGTGGACATTTATTATTTAATACCACACAAAATGAAAGATTTCGTATTACAGCTACAGGTAATATTGGTATAAATACAACTAATCCAGATAAACAATTAGAAATTAATTCAAGTACAGGTAATTGTTTAAGATTAACCAATAATGATTCTGATGGTAGTGCTACAAACTTTTGTGATTTTAATGTTTCTAATTCTGGACAATTCACATTAAGTCCTTCAAGCAATAATTCTTTATCCAATGCTGGTGATATTTTATTAAGAGGATCTGTTATTATAGGAAAAGATTCTACAAATAATATATTAAGATTTAATGGTACTACTGGTGATGCAAATAGCAATATGACAGTTATTGCTGAAAGAATATATGGTGGTACTGAACAATCTGAATTATTATTATTTAAAGGTAATGATATGGTTGGAGGATCTGGTCCAGATAGAATTAGATTACGAGCTACTGAACATATTTTTCAAACATATACTTCAAATGAAGATTTTGGTTCATATGGGGATAATAATACTAGATTATATATTGCAAATAATGGTAATATAGCTATGGGATCAAATGTTTCTAGTGCTAGATTAGAGTTATATAATACAGCAGGTTCAAATTTTTTAAGAATGACTGTTTCTGGAACTAGTAATTTTAATGATTTTACTACTTTATCAGATGGGTCATTACAAATTAAATCATCAAATAATACAGTTTTTATAGGTGATTCGAGTTCTTCAGTACAGACATTACTTGTAGGAACTTCATCAAATTCAGCAACATCTGGTACTATTAGAATTACCCAATCTGGAGGAATAAATTATATTCAATCTGGATTAAATTTATCATCAAATTCAGCAGCAGATTTATTTATAGGAAATATGTTAAATCCAGCAGTTAATTCATCAAGAAAAATTATGTTTAAAAATAATGGCAAAGTCGGATTTGGTACAATTAATCCAGATTTAGCATTAGAAATTAATGATAGCTTAGGTAATTGTTTAAGATTAACTAATAATGATAGTGATGGTTCAGCAACTACTTATTGTGATTTCACAGTATCAAGTAGCGGTATTACTACATTTAATACAGTAGGATCTAATGCATCATTTTCATTTACTGGTGGTAATATTAATGGAACAATTGGTACTGCTAATCAACCAAATATTACTTCATTAGGTACTTTAACTAGTTTAAATTTATCTGGTGCAATTACAGGAATTACAAATTTAACAATGTCTGGAACATTATCTGGAGTTAATACTATTAATGCAACTAATATATCTGGATTATTAACAACAGTTAATCAAACTTATATTACTGGATTAGGAATATTATCTAATTTAAGAATTGATAATAATTTAAAACTTGGTACAGCAAGTTCTGCTGCTGAAGATTTTATTCATATTGAAAATAGTTCTAATAGTTTTATTGGTATTCAAATTGAAAATAGAAATTCTACCGCAGAAACTAGTGGATGTAAATTATCATTTATGGGTTATAGAGATATAAATAATGCATATGAAGTAACTAGAATTGCATCAGTTACTACAACTTCTGATGCTCCATCTCTATATCAATATGGCGCTTTAGCTTTTTATACTCGTAATAATTATTTAGATAGTACTTTAACTGAACGTATGAGAATAAATAACTCTGGGTTTATTGGAATTAATACTAATAATCCAACTGAAAGATTACATGTTAATGGTAATATTTTAGCAACTGGTATTATTAATTCTAATAATAATATTACAGCAACTGGTAATATTACAGGTAATAATATTGGAACTTCTGGAAGTGGGCGTATTACTATTAATGCTAGTGATTTAGGATATAGTCATAGAAGTGCAACTGGTTCAACTAAATCTGAATTAGTAACTTATTCAACTGGCACAATTACTGGTATTGGTTCATATAATTCATTTCCATTTGTTTTATATGTTAATGATACAGAAAGAATGAGAGTTGCAACAAATGGTAATGTTGGTATTCGTACTACTACTCCTTTAGGGTTTTTAGATTTTGGAACTAATGCTAGTGATAATACAATTATCTTATATCAAGATGGTACTGCTGCTTATAAATTAGGTGCAATTGATAGTGCTTTAAAATATCAATCTGCTGGATCAAATGGTCATGCTTGGTTTACTAGTACAACAGTAACATCATCTGGTACTGAACGCATGAGATTAAATGGTAGTGGTAATTTAGGTTTAGGTACAACTAGTCCTAGTTATAGATTAGATGTAAATGGAACTATAAATACAAATTCTTTATTAAGAACATCAGTAGCAGGTCAAGGATTTAGTCATAATGATGGAACAATTAATTTAGTATCATTTGTAAATAATGCAACTAATCTAGGAAATGCTTATTTTGGAACTGCTACAAATCATAATCTACTTTTACAAACAAATAATGTTGGACGTTTATTTATTTTAAATGATGGGAAAGTTGGTATTAATACAACTCCTAGTTTTAATTTTGACGTTTCTGGTCAATCAAGAATAACTGGGACTGTTAATGAAGTATTAACATTATCATCAAATGCTGCGGAATCGATGATTGCTTTAAATGCAACTGGAACATCAGGAAGAAAATATTGGATAGGTTCATCAGCATCTGGATCTGGAGTAACAGTAGGTTCATTTTTTGTATATGATCCATCAGCTGGTAGTTCTCGTTTAACTATTAATTCAAATGGTAATGTTGGTATAAATACAAATTCACCTGGTTATCGCTTAGAAGTTAATGGAACATTATATGGAGGTTCTATAACTTCTGGTGGTGCAATATCAGCAAATACAACTATATCAACTCCTAATTATGTGTATGTATCTGATAGTGGCGCTTTTGGTAGATATGTAGGTAATTGGACAGGACCAGGATTTTGGGGTATAGGTGCTCATAGTTCTACAGCAGTACGTATTGGACAATGTAGTTCATCTGGAGTATGGTCTGGTTATAGTGATGTTCACTTGGCTAGACCGAATATTACTTCTAATGGGTATGGTATAAGTCATAGAAATGCAGAAGGAAGTAGTGCTGAAATAATTTCTTGGAATGATGGTAGTACAACAGGTATTGGTTCATATTCAAATCATGAATTTAGATTATATGCACAAGATTCATGGCGTGTACGTCTAGATACAGGTGGTGGTGTATATCGTTCTACAAATTCATCATCTTTCAGTACAACTTCAGATATAAGATTAAAAGAAAATATTGTAGATGCTAATTTAGATTTATGTTATAATAATATTAAAAATTTACGTCTTGTATATTATAAATGGAAAGATTTTACTTATGAAAATACAGATATTGGTTTAGATAAACATAGATTAGGTTGGATAGCTCAAGAAGTAGAACAAGTATTACCTAATTGTGTAGATATAAGTGAAAATTTTGGACTTAAAGACTGTAAATCAATTAATACAGATCAAATATATACTACTTTATATGGATGTACAAAAAAATTAATTGAAGATAAAGAAAAATTAGAAAATCAAAATGAAATCCTTAATACAAAAATAGATGAAATGGAAGAAGTAATTTCTGATTTATATGAACAAGTAGATAATTTAAATAGTACGGTAAATCAATTAAAAGAATTAGTTAATACATTAATTAATAAATAAATAATATAAAAAAAATATAAATTATTTATTTTTTTTTTATAAATTTATATTTACTATTAATATAATTTTAATAAATTGATAATCTAAAGTAATTTATATTTAAATATAAAACATGGCATTCGCAATTGGTGGCAAAAAATCTAAACGATCTGCACGTAAAGGACGTGGTCTTTCCAAAGGTGGTAAATCCCGAGGTGGTAAATCTCGTGGAGGACGATCCCGTGCTGGTGGAAAAAAATCGAAAAAATCGAAAAAATCGAAAAAATCTAAAAAATCCCGCAAACATTAAATATTAAATATAATATAATTATTATATAAAAATTATTATTTTTTTTATAAAGTTATATCCGTATAATTTATTTCTGTTTTTATTATTTGACAATTTCTTTCTTTATAAGCAGACATTCTAGAATATAATTGATTTTTTAATACCGATTTATTATCTACAATATCTATAATTATTCTTTTAATGTGATTATTTTCTTTATTTAATCTAAAAATACGACCAATAATTTGTTTAGATTTTGATTTACGTGGAGTACATAAAATGACAGCATTCATTTTATTAATAGAAACTCCTGTAGAACTATAACTATATGTAGTAAAAATAACATTACTATTATTTTTTGCCATTTCTATATCTTCATCAGTAGATCCTCCATATAAAACAATATTTTCATTAATATTTAATTCAGGTACTGATAAATTATTTTCATAATTTTTATAATTTTGTTCTGTTAAAATATAATTAAATTGTGTATATAAATATTCTAAATGATTTCTTCTTTCTGAAAATATAAAGATATTTAATTTTTTATTAAATAATTTTAATAATTCATCTAAAATTAATTTATTTCTATATTCATCATTTAAAAAATCTTCTATAATTAATGGAACACAAATCATTTGAGTTTTTGGATTTATATGTGTATTAATATATTGATCAGGTGCATTATATTTAATAATATGTACATCTGCGATAAATGAAATATCAGATTTTTTATATTGATCTAATGTTTCAGCATCTAATACATGTCCAATATTCATATGAGATATTATATCTGCTTTATCTAATCTTTCATTAGGTGTTGCAGATAATCCTAACATATATGTAGATTGAAAACGATTATATACAACTTTAAAATTATCAGTACAATATATATGACTTTCATCTAAAATTATTAAACCAAATTCTGAAAAAAACTCATTATAAGTTTTAGTAATTTTATTTTTTTTTATTTTAAATTCAAAATTTTCACTTACTAAGCTATTAATAATAGAAACAATAATATCACCATCAACTTTTTTTTTGCCATAATATTCACCAATAGTATTATTTGGAAAAAATTGTTTTAATAATTCAATCCATTGTTTTAATAAATATGTATTTGGTACTACTATTAAAGTTTTTTGATTAATTTTACCAATTATATCCATTGCGCAATAAGTTTTGCCACAATTATGAGTTACTGTAAATGAACCCATCACATATCTATTATTATTATCTACTTGAAATCCATAATATTCATCAATTTCTAATTCTTTAATAGAAATTTGAGAAACTAATGGATCTTTAATTTGCTGTCTCACATTAGCATGTTTTCTAGGACATAATGTAGGTATTTTATCAATATTAAATCCAGTAATATTCATTCTATATGCAGTATTATATTTTTTTATTCCTTTATAAACCCATGAAGTTTTTTTTATATTTTTATAACATGCAAATCCAAGACTTCTAGCTAGATATAGTACATCATCAAATAATTTTTCATTCTGTATACATTGAGTAAATTCAAACGTAGATTTACTTTTTTCTAGTGAACCATCAGCATCTAATAATCCTGCTAATAATTTTAATCTATTTTCACGATTATTATATTTATATATATCTGGAATATGTTTATTATTTATTAAATTTAATTTATATAATTCATTACTAAACATATTAGATCCAACTTGTCCATTTAAACCATTTATTCTATATGCATATTTATTTTGATATTGTAAATAACAATTATACTTGTTTAAATTATATGTAAAATATTTTAAAACTGTACTATCTTGTGATGTTATTGCAGATATACTAGAATGACCATCACCTAGCCAATATCCAATCATATATGGATCAATAATAAATTCTTTAACTGGATATTCTATTTGTGTTTTATATTCTTTTAAATCTTTACGAAATGATTTACTTAATTTTAAATAATCTTTTACTGAGATTTCTACAATATAATCCTCTATAATAGTTGACATTAATAATTCTGCTTCAACTTTAGTTTTAAAACGTCTTTGGTATACGCAAATTTTAGTTTTATCAAACCATATTGCTAAATAGCATTGATATTTTTTATAATATCTAATTTTATTTTTATTAGTGTATCGTAAACATAGAATATGTTCTTTATTTACAATATATGATTCACCTTTTTTATTTGTAATTTTATACATTTTATTTTTTCCTCTAACTAATTTAAGAATTTTTCTTGGAGTGCTGTCATCTCCCATTAATAAATCATTAACTGTAATATCTTGAACTTTTTTAATAGAACCATCAAACATTAATATATCTGTGTCTTTTGCATGACATCCGGCCATTAATTTTAATGTTAAGCCGCTAAATCCATTATTTACATTTTGTTTAGAATATATTGTATTAAATATATGATTAATTACCGTAATTTGATTTTCATTTGATTTACCAATATACTCCATATTTATATCAATTCCATTTGGAATTTTATTAATAATTTGAGTTAAAATTTTATTTGATAATAGAATTGGACCTGCAAATCTAGGAAAGATAATTATTTTATTATCAACAATATAATTTTTCTTTTCAATATAAAATGTACCTATAGGACTTTTATATTTTACAGTAAATTTACTTTTAATTTTATTATAACCTTCTTTTTTATATTTATTAATTAAATCAATAATATTTACTTCTATTCCTTTTTTAGTTAATATCCCAATCATAGTAAATATTAAAAAAAAACGTTCTTTATAATAATATTAATAAATGTTTAAATAATAATATTTAAATAATGATTATTTTATATATTATTTAATATATAAAAAATATAATGACGAATATCAAAAATAAAATTATCACCTTTATTTCAATATATAAAATAATTAATAAAATAAAAAAATCAAAAGATAGTGCTTTAAAAATAGGTACTGAATTATCACATTTTGGATATTATTTATATATTAATATTTTAAATGATGATACTGATTTTAGTAATGAACTAGATAATAAAAATATATATGAAATATTTAAACATAATGCAGAATTTGAACATTATATAATTATGAAATATTTAAATAAAAATATAGAATATAAAGAATTTTTTAAAATATTATCAAATAAATTATATAATATTAAAAAAGAATATATATCATCTTTTTTAAGAGGATATTATTTAAATATAATAGATTTATATAGTACAAATATTAATTATTATTATATAGATCATAATTATTTTGTATTATATGATTATCAACCTTATTTATTATTATTAATATATAAAATAATTATAAAAGAACATATATTAAGTTATAAAATTAAATTATTATTTAACTATATTGAAGATAAATATGCTATAAATGAAAATACTGAGGATTGTAATTATAAATTAATTTTTACTCATAAGACAAAATATTATAATAATAATATTAAAAATATTTTAGAATTATTATTTTATAATATTATAGATAAATATGAATTATTATCAAATAATGAAAAAGATTTATATAATATTTATTTATCTTATTTAATAGTTTATAAATAAATATATTTAAAATTGAATATAAATATTTATTACTATAATAATAACAATATCAATTATGAATTTTTATGAAATTGGAAAGAATTATTTAATTTCTTGTATTAAATTGGATTATAATCTATTATTTTTAAATAATAATTTATTAGATTTTTTAAGAGGATATATTGAACTTAATTCAGTATTAATTAAACCTGATTTTAATAATTTTAAAGCAACAGATGAAACAATTTTTAATATTTATTTTACAGATAATGATCTTAAAATTTTAGAATATATTAAAGATAATTTTAATATTTGCTGTGATATTATTAAAAGTAATTATAATAAAAATAATATATATTATAACTATATTTTACAATTTAAATTTGTTAATGTTTTAGATATTTTATCAAAAATTTATCATAAAGATATTAAAGAATGTGAAGTTGATGAAGAATTATATAATGAATATATGTCATTATCTAATTATCAACATATTTATTATGATTGTGAAAATGATAATTTATATTATAGATTACCTAAATGTACATTTAAAATAAATAATAAAAATGCAATTATTCCATCTAAAAATAATGCAAGTGATATTGGATATGATTTAACTATTATTAAAACTCATAAAAGAATATCAGATAATATTATTATGTATGATACAGGTATTCAAGTAAAACCACAATATGGATATTATTTTGAAATTGTTCCAAGATCTTCATTATCAAAATCTGGATATATTTTAGCAAATTCTATTGGTATTATTGATCCAAGTTATTCTGGTAATTTATATATTGTATTAATTAAAATTGATGATACATTAGCTGATTTAGAATTACCATTTAAATGCTGTCAATTATTATTACGTAGATCAATTCATTATGAATTACATGAAACTGAAAATAATTTAATTAAAACAACCAGAGGTTCTGGAGGTTTTGGTTCTACAAATAAAAAAGAATAATTCTATATTAAAAATTGAATTTTATTTTTTTTTATTATATCAAATAATGGAATTTAATATGGATAATTATATTAATTATATCAATAATAATTCTTTTATTTATTATCCAGATAATACTATTTACCCTTACAATGAAGATGTAATATTAATTATATATTTTACTAAAGAACATTTAAACTTAATTAATTATATTAATGAATATTATGAAATACAATATAATAAATGTGATATACAATATCAATCACAAATATATCAATATGTTGTAGAAATAAAAAATATACATATCTTAGAATTTTTATTTGATATATTCAATAATAATTTAAATAATAAAAATATGTCATTATATAATAATTTTATTTATTTATATAAAAATCAAAACAAATATTATTATAATTTTAATAAAAAAGTATTTATATAATGATGTTTATTAATAAATCAGTTTTAGTTACTTCTTTATTAGTTAGTAGTCCATTTGTATATTATTATTATATTTATCATTTAGATAATAAAATAAAAAAATTAGAACTTAATGCTGATTTATTAAAAGTTAAATATAAAGAATTAAATGATAATTATATTAATTTATTAAAAATGATTAATACAAATGAAAATACAGAAAACGAAATTGAAAAAAATTTAGATTTAAATAATATTAAAGAATCAGATATTGAAAAGACATTAATGTTTTAAACATATATTTATTTTTTTATTAAAGTTATTTATTTGACTATTAATATATAATTCATTATGATAAAAATTTATTACGGTATATCAATAATTACATCATTTTTTGGTATTACATTACATTATTATTTTTTAAATAAAAAATTAAATAAAATTAATGAATTATTAAATAATTTAAGAATACATAAAAATAAAAATTTAAAAAAAATAAAAAAGAAAACACAATATTTATACATTACTAATAATATGTTAGATGATTCAGAATACATTATTTTATAAGATTATTATCTAATTCTAATACAAAAGGTAAATGATCTGATCCATAGATATTATCTAAAAATTTAATACTTTTAATATTTTTTTTTAATACTTTTTTTGTAACTAAAGCAAAATCAATTAATAATCCTTTATTATAATGTCTACTAGGCCATCTATATGTAAAATAACTATATTGTTTTTTATTTGGATATAATTCTCTAAATACATTATAAAATCCAGAATCAATTAATTTATTAAAATTTTTAATTTCAATATCAGTTACTCCAGCTAATTTATTATGATGTTTATTAAAATCATAAGAATCTATTTCTTTATGAATTGCATTAAAATCACCAACTATAATAACTTCTTTTTTTTCTTTTAATTTTTGCATTTTATTATAAAATTTTTTATTAAATATTTCTTTATCTTTTAATCGTTCTAATTTAGGACCTGCATTAACAGAGTATAAATTAATTAAATAAAACTTTTTAAACTTAACTTTTAAATATCTTCCTAATATATCATCAAATTTAACTGAAAATGATTCTGGTTTAATTTTACTAATAATAGCTACTCCACTATATCCTTTTTTTGTTTTAGGGATATTATAATATTTATATTGATATTCAGGTAATAATTCTAATAAAATATTTATTGTATTATTACATAATTTAATTTCTTGTAAACATATTATATCAAAATCATTTTTTTTAATAAAATTAATAAATGTATTAGTATTTTTTATTTTATTATCTATAATATTTTTTTTTTGTAATAATGCTCGTAAGCTAACAATATTCCAACATAATATTTTCATAATAGTATACTATATTTATTATATTTACTTTTTATTAAATTTTAAAAAAAAATATTAATAAAATTACATAAATGATATCATTTTAATATTTCTAATTAATTTTTTTCTTTTAGATTGATCTATATAATATTCATAATTTTTAGTAATATCTAATAAAGATTTAGTTAATATATTATATTCTGTTTTTAAATTATGATAATTAATTAATAATTTATCATAATTTACTTTTTGTTGTTTGGTAATATTATTAAAATTTAAAATAGTATCATTTATTAAATTATCACATTGATAATATAATTCATTATGTAATAAATTATACTTAGAAATTAAATGTTGATATTTAAAAAATAAAATTTTATATTTATCACATAATTCATTTTTTGTTAAATTATATAAATATTCAATTTCTTGATTTTTTTTATATAAATTTTGATATTTATTTTCTAATGTTTTATAAGATTTAATTTGCAATTCATCTTTAAATTTTTTATAGTCCATATTTATTAAATATTTACTTTATATGTTTAATTAATAAATTTTTAAATATATCTAAATCTTTAATAATATTTTCAATACTATCATGAATTATTTTTTTATATTGATTATGTTTTATATTAATAATAATTTTATGTCTAAGTGGATGTTCTAATTTATAATTTATTAATTCAATATTATTATCTAAATTAAAAACATATTTAGTAATTAAATTACCAATAGTATGATATTCATTATTAATATGAATTTCATAAATATTTTGATTTGGTATAATAAAAATATCATTTATTAATTTATTAATATCTGTTGAATTTGTATTAATATCATAATTATTAATACTTGATTGTATATTTTTTAATCTAAAATACAAAGTATCATAAATTAATATAATTAAATTTTTTAATTCAATATTATTATTTGTAATAAGTTCTATTCTAAAATCTTTAATATTATTATTAAGAGAATTAATATTAAAGTCTGTATTTATAATTTCATAATTATATGAACCAATACTATATTTATGATCATTATATCCATATTCTTTGTTTATTTTAATATTATTAATATATAAATATCTATTAGGTTTTAATGAACATATTAAAATATTATTGTTAAAATAATTTTTTTTATCATTTTTATCTTTATTAATAATATCTTTTGAATATATATTAATTATATCATTAGTATTATTTACTATATTAATACTAAATGCTAAGTCATCATTAATATTTTGTAATATAGGAATTAAATTAATTCTTTCTATAATATTATCTGGTAATATATATTTATCATCCGTTTTTAAATCATAAATATTAATATCTAATGATTTTACTAATAATTCATCATTAAATATACGTCTAATTCCATTAGCAAATGCTTCATTAGAATTAATTAAATCAAAAGTTATAGATTTTTTATTTAATTCTGGTATTAAATGTTTATTTTCATTTATGATATTTTCAAATTTACTATTTTTATAATTAATCTGGTATTCATTTATTTTAACATTTTTAATATCCATATTTATTACTTTTATTTAATATATATATATATATATTTCAATTTTAAATTAATATTATAATTAATAGTATATTAATGATGGAAAATTTACATATTTTAAAAATTATATTAAAGGATTCACCAAATACAGAAAATGATTTAAATATTAAATTATTTGAATTTTTAAATAATAATTATAAAGAAATTATAGATTGTAATTATTATATTCAACCAATTTTGGTAAAATCATCTAATATAGATTATTTTATAAAAAAAAATATAGAAAGTACACCTGGATTATTAGATGAAATAAATAATAAATCAGTAACTGGTTTAAATAATATAATTAAATATATTGTTAAAATCTGTGAATCTAAATCAGAATCAGATACGGATTCAGATTCAGATAATGAATCTATAAAATATAATTCTCAAAAAAAAAGTTCTAATGAAAGTTATAATAATAATGCAGATTTACAAGATTATTTATTAAATGAAGCTTTTAAATCAGATGATACTATAGAAGATCCAATAGATTTAAATGTTGTAAAATCAAAAGAAGATGAATATAGACTAAGACAAGAAAAAAAAAATGTAGATCCAAAATTTTCTAATAAAATTATAGAAACTGTAAAAAATAATTTAAATAATAATGATAATTATTCTATTGAAAATTATAATGATTATCAAACTGAGTATAATAATTTAAATGAAGAAATAACTAAAACAAGACCAGTATCTGATTATGTGTCAGATGATAAAGATCTTCAAAAGTTTTGGGAAAATTTAGAAGAATCAACTTAATTTTTTAAAGATAAATATTTACAATATTCAGATAATAATATTTTAAATATCTTATTAATTATTTTTTTTTCTTCATCTGAATAAGTATTCCAAACTCTTTTTAATAATCCTAACAATTGATTAATATCTTCAGCTTCATTACTATTTTCATTTAAATAATCTTGAGCATCTTTATCTGATTGAATTACTTGATCATAATTTAATAATAATTGTTCTACTTGATTATCTTTAATATAATCTCTATAATTAAAAATATATACACCACCTTCATCAATTAAATATAATGGATCACCATCTATAACTAATTTAGTACGTCGTTTAATAGTATCTAATAAAATATTATTTGGTATTGATTGATTTAAAATATTAATTAGCTTTTTAATATTTTTATTGAATTTTTCAGCAACTTCTGCAATATTATATGTTGACATTTTAATATACCTATTATATATTAAAAATAATTTTTCTTATTTAATATATAATATATTTTTAAATTATTAATTATGGCTAGAGGACGTGGTCGAGTAAAAATGGTTAAGCAAAATGTTGATCAACAAGGATTAAGTGATATGTTTAATCAATTGCTAGGAGATGAAGAATCATTAGATGTTGAAATTATTAAAGATAAATATTTACGTTTAAAAACAAATATTGAAAGAATTTATAAGTTATTAGAATCATTTCGTAATACAATTTATAATAAAATTTTAAAAGATCAATCAAATATTGAATACTATAAAAATAATATTAATGGATTTATTCTTGACTGTAAATCTATTTTTCCAGAAGATATTGAAGATTCAAAACTTGTTAGATTTTATTTACAATTAAAAGAACATAAAGTAATTAAAGATTGTATTCATATGTGTAAAAATTTAATTGTATATAAAAAA